CCTCCAGCGTCTCCTGCATGTTGCGGATCGCCTCCTCGATCCGCACGAAGCTCTGCTCGGTGACCATCTGCACTTCGCCCAGCGTGCGGCTGGCGTCGGGCGTGGCCCCCAGGCTGACATCGTTCAGGCCGCTGATGCGCTCGGCGGCCTGGATGACGGAGCCCTCGCGCTGCATCATGCTGTTGGGCACGTCGGGCAGCGTCACCGGCTGCACGTCGGCCATGTCGTTGACCGTCATGCGCTGGCCGGGGCCCCAGGGCTCCTCGTCGGGATCCCAGGCGCTGGAGGTCAGCACCTTGATCGGCGCGTTGTTCACCAGGTTGCTGCGGTCGGCGATGGCGTTGCGCGTGCCTGCGTGCTCTTCGGCGAGGCTGGCGAGCTTTTGGACGTGGCTCCGGCCGTAGACGCTGACCGGGTTCGGGTAGGGCCGCAGCAGATGGTAGCGCGGCATGTTCAGGTCATCGAGCTTCACGCGCAGGATCTCGCGGTGCACGACGCTGAAGGTCACGATGTACCACTCATCAACGCCGTCCTCGTCCAGGTCGGCGACCAGCTGCAGTTCCCACAACTCCTTCTCGATGGTGCGCGCGTGGTCCTGCGGCGCGATCTGCTGGCCGGTGCTCGCGACGCTCGGCAGCAGCGGCTGGCTCTCGCGGTCACTCACCTTCGCGAGGCGCGCGACGGCGTCGGCGTCGTAGATGCCGTCCTTCGCGCGCTGCTCCAGTTCGGTGAAGCGCCGCCAGAACCGCTTCGCGTAGCCCCAGACCTCGGAGTCGTCCTGCGCGTGGCCCGGCAGGATCAGGAAGTCGCGCAGGCTGCAGATGCGATACGACGGGCCGCGCCGCACGGGCACGACCTCGTCGGTGACCATCTCCAGGCTGCCCTTGTCCGGGTCGTCGGCGGGCACGAACGCGCCGCGCGCATCGACGGCGGGCTGCGGGGCAAACGTCGCCGGGTCCAGCTGCAGCGTCTGACGCTCGTCATCGACCTGCGGCTGCAGGTTGCGGATGGCGCGCTGCTTCCGCACGTCGGTCTTCTCGCTGCACTCCAGCACCCCCGTGCCTTCGATGAGCGCCAGGTCGAACGCCCGCTGCAGCCAGCCCTGCAGGCGCTCGTCCTCGACCTTCCACTGGTGAAACTCTTCCACCAGCGGCGCGCGGTCAGCGGCCTTGCCCCAGCCCTCGACGGTCCACACCGGCTCCACAAAGATGGTCTTCACGAAGCGGCCGCGCATCGCGTCGATCTTCTCGGTGACGATCCAGGTGCTCAGGTCGGCGGCCCCTGGGAACGGCAGGTCTTTGCTGTTGCGCTTGCCCTGCTCGTAGAGCCAGTGCCAGTAGTCCAGATCCCCGCCGGGCTCGATGATGGTGGAGCGCGCGGCGATAGCGCGCGTGATCTCGTCGTGGAGGAAGTGGACCAGGTCGCTGGTCTTCTCCTCCGACAGCGAGACGTCGAACGCCGCTCGTCGCCGCGCGTCCATGACCGGCTACTTCTTCGCGGGCTCGGCGGCCTTGGGCTCGGCGGCCTTCTTCGCCTCGGCCTCGCTCTTCGCCTTGGCCGCTGCGGCCTCGGCTTCGCTCTTGGCGACGCGCCCGGCCGCCTCCAGGTCGAGGTTGCCCTCGGCATCGCGCAGGCCTAGGGTGTTGGCCAGTTCCGCCAGATCCTGCACGGGCTCTTTGTCGCCGCCGTTTTTCTTCTCGCTCATGGGGATGCTCCTCGGAAGGTCGTTGCTGTAGAGCGCGGGGAACGTGCCTCGGACCTGCATGGCCGGTTACGGCGTCAGGTCGCGGTCGATGACCGGCAGCAGGCCGATGGTGTCCAGGTCGGCGACGGTGACCGCGATGGCGGGGACCGCGCCCAGGGCCGTCAGCACCGTGGCGCACTGTCCGATGAGCGCGTTCAGGTCGGCGACGCGCACGGCGGCGGCCTGGGCGACCGCGTCGCGCTCGTTTTCGAGCGCCACCTTCTGGCTGGTCACGATGTCGGTCAGGGTCGGCATGACGGTCGGCAGGGTAGCACAGCTGCGTCAGCGGCGCGGCCGCGCGGAGCCGCCCCAGCGCGAGCGCGACGTCCGCACCGGGTCCATCGGGTCCAGGTCGCGCTGCGCGCGCGCCGACGCCTGGCGCTCGGCCTTGGCGTGGTCCACGCGCGTCGGCTGCGCCGGGCCGTAGGCCAGCACGATGTATTCCAGGCAGTTCATGCCGTGGTCGTAGTAGCCGTCCTTGCGCGGACGGCGCGTGTTGGGGCTCGTCGTCGTCGTGTACACGCGCTCGTCCCAGACGTAGCCCGCCTCCAGCGCGTCGATGAAGTGCGTGCTCGCCACCGGGCCGTCGTCGCGGAACAGCAGCCACCGCTCCGGGTCCACCAGGAAGGCCGGGCCCATCTTGGTGAGCCGCCGCTGGTAGCCCGCGATGTGCTGAATGGCGCGGTCGCGCGCGTCGGGATGGTTCGCGCCCGCCAGGGTCCACAGCGCGATGTCGTGCTCGCGCAGCACGTCGGCGGCGCTGGTGCTCGTCCCCTGGGAGTTGTGCTGGTCCCCCGCCGGGTCGCCCGTGCTCTGAATCTCGTAGGGCCACTCGCTGCCGACCAGGTCGTCGGCCGACCAGACGCCGCCGAACCACTGCGCGCGGATGCCCAGCACCGCAGGCACGAAGTCCTCGATGAACTGGTCCACGCCCATCACGCCGCCCAGGATGACCAGCTGCCCCCAGGGCATCAGCTGCCCCCAGGTGACGTGCGGGTGCTTATGGCCGAAGTCCCAGCCCTCCAGCAGCGGCACCTCGGGATTGAGCCGCGTCGGGCCGATGTGGATCTGGCTGTTGAACGTCGAGCCGTAGACCGGCGTGCCGACCAGGCTCAGGCCGCGCTTGCCCTCGATGAAGCGCCGCCGCAGCGCGTGGCCGGGCGGATAGGCCTGCTCCAGCTGGCGGATGTAGAGGTCGCCCAGGTTGTGCCGGTTGTCGTGCACCGACGTGCGGATGTAGCGGTGCCCGGCGTGCACGTTGGTGACCGGGAACTCGCGGCTGATCCAGTGCGTCTCGCCGGGCGGGTTCGGCGTCAGCAGCACCTGGTGCGGGTAGCCCGGCTGCGACAGCCGCGCGGGCACGTAGGCCCGGTAGACGTCCTCGGGCACCTCCTCGGCCTGGTCGATGCCGATGATGGCGAGCGTGAGCCCGGCCAGCTTGCTGAAGCGCGACGTCTCCTCGCTGGCCTTCAGCGCGCGCAGGTAGACGCGGCTGCTGGCCTGCTGGGTGACGACCTCGTCATACTCCTCGTCGGCGTGCCACTTCAGCTGGATGCCGTGCTCGCGGCACCAGTCGCGCCAGCGCGGCTTCAGCTGGGCGTCGAGCCCGTCCTGGGTCCAGCGCGTCAGCGCGCAGTGGATGCCAGGGTGCTCGATGCAGTAGTTCAGCACCTTGGCGACCAGGGGCGTGGTCTTGCCCGCGCGCACCGCGCCTTCGAAGTCGAGGAACGGGGCGTCGGCGGCGGTCGCGCGCAGGAACGCGGTCTGCACCGGGTTCCAGTAGTCCTTCACCTGGCGCACGCCGTTGACGATGGTGCTGGGCATCAGTGTTTGGTCACGGCCTGGGCCGCGTCCTGCTCATCGAGCAGCGCCTCGCGGGCCTCCATCGCTGCGTGGGCGAGGCGCAGCACCGTCTCGACGGCGGTGGCCAGGTGCGGCGGCCGGGCCGACTCGATGAGCCGCAGGCCGGTCACCAGGCCGAACCAGTAAGCCCCCTCGCTGTGCTCGCCCTCGCGGCAGACCTGGCAGTTCCGGCTGAAGTGCGCCCACTCGCCGTGCATCAGCTGCAGCAGCCGGGCATCGAAGGCGGCGGCCTCGGCGGCGGTCATCTTGGGGGCCATCACCGCACCAGCCGGTATTCCCATAACCCGCCTGCCCCGCAGCGCCGATGCTCGACGGTGTAGCCGCCGAACTTGGGCTTTCGCAGGTCGCGCAGCCGCGCGCTGCAGGCCGCCTCGCTGCCACCCGCGACGGTTTGCACGGCGGCCAGGGTGCGCCAGCGGCCATCGGCCATGAGCGCGAAGACGCGCCCCAGCTGGGTTCGTAGCCGGTCCTCGTCCAGGGCCGGGTCGTAGGTGTCGCCATCGAACTGCGGCACCGCCGCGTCGGCCTCGGCCTCGACGGTGCCCTGGCGGCCATCGCACGTCAGGATGTGCAGCAGCGTGTCGCGCGGGTAGCCGCAGAAGGGGCAGCCGGTGTGCTCGGTGGGCGTGCTCATCACTCGGCCTGGTCGGCGACCGGCGGGGGCTCGGGCTCGACCACCTCG